GGGCAATTGTTTTGAACCTCGTTGAGTGAGGCCCCAGGGAAGACTACTCCCGGGGGCCTCTTTTTTTGATTACAGCCGGATGCCGCCCCTCATGGGAGCGGACCGGATGTTTTTCGGGTGGATGTTCTTACCGCCCGCGGTGCGATGGAAGAGTTTTTTACTCTTCTTTGGGGACATTGGTCTGCGTTTCATAAGACCTCCTGACCCGAGTGTGACACCTGTTGGTGTCAGTGGGAACAGTTACAACAAGAGGGTTAACTGTTCCCACACCCTGAATAGATGAGTGTTTTTGTCGATATGGCTCACTTTCGACCCAATCCGCCGGATTGGAGTAAATCGAAATAGAGCCATCATCGTGATAGATAATACGGCTCATTCTTCGCCTGCTGGTTCGCCTTTAGGCGACGTTTTAGGAGCCGCCGGGCTGGCGGTCCTCGCCTTCGGCTCCGGTGCCTTGGCGGGCTCCGGGGAGGCCTCTGGAGGGCGAGTTAAGAGGCCGTGCTGGACAGCCTGATCCAGGTTTTTAGGATCCGAGAGCCAGCTCTCGAGATTACGGGGGTCGTTATCCATATCCCGACGCACCTGCGCCGGGAGCTGAGAGAACGCGACTTCCGCGCGTTGAACGACCTCGTAAGAATCGAGAAGAGAGCCGACGTGACTCACGTCGGCGTAGAAGGGCTGACGCCCAGTTTGAGGGAAGTGGCCAGTACGCTTAGCGCGGGCCACAATTTTATTGATATCAGTAGTATCGCGTTGACTTTGATCGACCTTTGAAGTGCCGGTCGTAATGAATTGAACGCGTTTTCTGTTTTTAGGGATCATGGAAGCCTCTGGTAATTACGGCCAGGTGTGGCCGGTTTAGCGGAGTTATAGGTTTTTCCCTTACCGATCATGCCGCCTTTCAAGAAGGCGCCGAGACCGGAAGAGACGGCTCCAATTGAGGAGCCGATTCGTTGGATCCAAGCGTCGAAGCCGGCGAACTGCTTGTCATAGCCCGACTGAGCCATGCGGGCAGGCAGTTCTGCCTCGATCGCTTTTTGAGTGAGAGTAGCCGTTTTTGCCTCAGTTAAGCCACGTACTGCTGCAGCCTTGGCAACCTCAGTTTGAGCTTGCGTCTGAGCAATGTTGGCTTCTTGAGAGCGAACGGATTGATACATTTGTGCCGCGTCCTGAGCGGAAGACGCGACACGGGAGATGACGGGATCGACTGCGTCGACCGTCGTAGATGCTCCGGATGGTGTAGAGGCGCCGCCTTTGGAGTAAGCGAGAATAGGGTTAAGTCCGGCGGCCCTCATATCAGCCATGGAGCGTTGATAGGCTGTGTTTGACATCCTTTCTTGGAAGGACATTTGGTCCTTCGCGATTTGTTGGTTGGTTTGATTGGCGTGTTCTTGGGCAGAGCTCTGCTGAGAGCTCGAGAAGATATCGCCAATGAGCCCCATGCCGGCACCGATCACGGTGCCAACGCCTGGGGCGATAGCTGTACCGGCGGCAGCGCCGCCTGCTGTGAATGACATGATTCTCCCTAGAAGCGGTTAATAAGACCCGGAATCGAATACATGGGCATAGGACGAGCCGTCTTGAATTTGAAATAGCAGTCGAGAATGAATTGAGGCTCGGAAGGAACCGCGACGACGCGGGAAATCGGAGGCGTTTCCTCGATGAAAGTTTCATCGAGTTCAGGAAGAGCGCCGAAGTCCTGGGCAAGATGCCAGGCATCGAGCGAAGTCGCAGCCGAAGACCGCATCTGACCCGTCACTAGGGAAGGTTTGTAGCGGTACTCGGCGAAGCGCTCTTGATAGCCGAACACATTGTTGTCGGCCGAAGTACCCTGGGCATAGATTTCTTTGTTGAGAACCTCTTGCTCGCCCAGGTTGGCCAGGAGCGGCCAGTAGAAGTCGTAGCGCGTGGAACGAGACCACATACGGTTAAGACCCTGCTGGTAATTGAGATCCGCGCGTACGGAGATAAGACCGATCACGATACAGTGCTCGGTGAATGAACGGGTGAACCCGGGTTGATTGTGATGAGAGAAGGTAGCGAAAGCGGCGAGGTTACCTTGAGGGGTACCTGCATCACTTTCGGAAGTCTGAGCCACCGGATTGACATTGATACGAGTGGATCCGCCGCCCAGGAATTCGCTGCGCTGCAGTCGAGCGTCGTCGGAGACGACGTTAAAATGGGCGCGGATAATTTCCGTGTAACGAGTGCCGCCGCGTGCGTCGGCCTCGAAGAGGCCCTGAAGTTGGAAGGCCTCACGGAGAGAGTTGATTGTAGCTGCGGTGGCCGACGTAAGATCGGCGTAGACGTGAGAGTCAATACCCGCTGCCTTATCAACGATACCAATAAATCCTTGGCCGAAAGCAGTACCAGCGGGATGCCGGGGAAAGAAATCCCCCGCAGCCGCAGTAGAGGAATACCCGTCATTAAACCGAGTGGCGGTACCCGTCTCATAAACCTGAAGCCTCATCGACGAAGCGTAATTATTGGTAACGGTATCACCGTAAACAGGAGCCTCAGCGCCAAGCGGAAGAGTAACCGCTGGACCTTTTTGAGGCCACGGAAGAGCTGAAGTGAAGTAGTCGTGGCGCTTACCGCGACGACGAAGAACATAATTGGTTGGAGAATCTGGGCCGTCGCCCAGAGAGACCGTGGCAGAGGACTGAAGGTTTTGATCACGGAACCACTGGTTCCAGATCAGATTATAGGCCCTGTGCCACAGGTTAGAACGGGTGAGAGATACACCCGTAGGAATCCCGAAGTAATCCGAGAGAGAGCCTTCAGCGGCAGTCTCGGTCGCGGTAGGAATTAGATAATCCGTAGAATCGTCTGGCTCGTCCTGCTCGCCCATGAATCGCTGGAAATTATTCCAGACGAGACGAAGAGGGACCGCGAAGAAGAAAACCTCAGCAAAGAGGTTGTCCATAATGGGGAATTCGGGAGTGGCCATTCTGGCCATGGTGTTTAACTGAAGGTTGAACGTGTCGCCGGGCAGAGCCTCGTCGAAGAAGATGGGATAGAGATACCCAGCATTGAAAGTGGTTTTATAGCCATGTGAGCGATCGAAAGCCGAACGTTGAATATTGGCAGAAGGTACTTTTGAGAAGTCGTGTTTCATTACAGATTTCATGCATGGGATCCTCTAAGAAGCGGGCCATCCGTGGCCCTTTATTGAACTACTGTTGTTTGCGAACTTCTAGGCCGGTGCCTAGAGATTTGAGCGGGGACAGTGGAGTAAGAATACCGGTGGACTCATCGTACTCGCCCACCTGAAAGAGGGTAAAGTCCCCTGGGAATTTTGCAAACTCAGTTTGCGGATCATTGACGATCGATTCCCAGGAGCGCATGGCTTCGCCAATGCTGCGTTGGAAGAAAGGGCGGTGGTAAGAACCCACCTTGGAGTCGTGAACAGACATGACTTTGAGAATCACTCGATACCTCGTTTAAGAATGTTCATGGTCTTTCGTTTGACCTCATCACGGACCATGAGCCGTGGAGAGGAAGTTTCTTCGCTCAGCGCGAAGTCTTTTGAGCGCGCGGAGCGCGCCATTTTTATTTTTTTGAAAAGTTCAGGGTCAGCTTTTTCGAGAAGCTTGTCGTAGAACGGAGGGGGCATCATTTCTTTTTCACGCATGATCACGTGATCAGCGCGGTAGATATTATCGAAGCCCCATTTATCGACCCAGCCTTTTCCGATGCCCGGCCTGCGGGACATCGTTACGTACTCAGGTTTTCGTCCGTGGTAATGATCAGCGGCAGATTCGCCGGTGATCTTTTTTAGGCAATATCGCGCGACATATGCCGCGCTTTCGAAGGAGACCTCGCCAATACTTTGTTGGGTATGGTCACCCATACCCCAGATTTTTGTCAGGCGAGGAGAATGCCATTGAGGCAAGCCCGACTGCGTGGGTTTGCCAGGTTCGCGATCAGACGAGAAGTCTTCGCCGAACAGAATACAGTGATAGTGAGGGCGTTGATGACGTTCGCCATACTCGCCGCAGTGGAAGAATCGTAACGGGGCACCGTTACTCTTCCGTAATTTTTTCATGAAGTCCTGAAAGTGTTTTACGTTGAGTGACCCGTCCATAGGTACATGCTTTTGATCGTAGGTCAACGTAAGAAAGGAATTTTTTTCATGGAGTGAAGCCTCATGCATGAGGCGAGCGGCCCACCGTAAGGAACGGTTGAGCCGGCAGCCAATACATTGGCCGCAGGGAAGATCAAGCGTCTTGGCAGTATCCCAGTTGGGATGCTTACCAAACGCAATCGCTCTTTTGTTTGTTTCTGGATTATAATACTGGAAGGCAGAAAGCGGTTTGAAACAGGGCAATTGTTTTGAACCTCGTTGAGTGAGGCCCCAGGGAAGACTACTCCCGGGGGCCTCTTTTTTTGATTACAGCCGGATGCCGCCCCTCATGGGAGCGGACCGGATGTTTTTCGGGTGG